TATACCCAAATCGCGTGAGTTGGGGTTTTCATTACCCTTGTACGCATTGAATTGGTGGAATGGCTTTTGTTGGTAGTTTTGAGTCCAACCACCATTCGCAGCGTTCATGCGACCATCAATGCGTGAAGTATCGGAACGAACCGCTGTGAGAGCACCACCTTGCTTGAGAGCAGATTCCCGAACATTCATACGACCTCTGTTACCCATACGGTTCGCCTTACCTCTACGATCTTCTGGACGGAAACCGTACTTCATCAACTCTTCGTTGGTCTTGTTTGTTATCTGAGCAGCAACACTTGACGAGTAAGCACCGCTGAAGTTGGTGATACCTGGCGCCGCGTGGCTGTAGTAAGCAAATTGTTGGTCGTTGCGATCGCTCTTGAAGCGGGTTGGGTCCTGTGGCATCGTCTGCGCTGAAACCATACGCTTAGCGCCATTGAAACCAAGTCCATCGTCTCTGTGACCAGTTTCGGAGCGATTAGTGGTTCTCATCGTCTTTTGATGACTGGCTCTTGGGATCGCACCAGACATACCCTGAGCGCGCCCAGCCATAGTTGGGAGACGAGATGGGAGGAAGGCAGTAGTTTCTGGTTTGTTGTGTGTCAACTGACCAACAACCGCACCCCGACCACCTGTAATATCCGAGGCTGGACCGGATCGTCCTGGAAGAGTTGTAAGTCTGTATTCACCAACGTTAATTGGGTTGACTCGGAACGTCTGCTGGAAACCACCAGTGGCTGGTGTATCCGCATTCACACCCAAACCTGGACCAACCATTTGCTTCTCAATTGGTGAAAGGTTGTTCATACGACCTGTATCATACATACGATCTCTCATAGTTAAGATCTCCTGACCACCACTTCTTTGTTGGTACGCGATATCAGCAAAGCTTTCCATCTCTCGCTTTGATTGATATTCAAGACGTGGTTCAAATCGGGCTTCCTCCACAAAAGATGGAACATCATCATTAATCATACTTTCTCGCTGCGCAGGTGGCGCTTGGGTAACTGTCTGGGTGACCACGGGTGGTTCAGGTTCAGACTTGTTACTCAAAGCTCTGCCAGCAAAAATCAATCCAGCAACAGCTGCAAGTGAAATGGGATCTGCCATTCTTATTTTTTAGTAACATTTTTATTAGCGTATCTTTGTTGGAAAAGTCCGTTCTGGAGTTCCGCACGAGTACTCATTGGTTCATATGTAAGGGTGCGAAGTGGAACTTTACATTCCATATTTGAAAGTGGGAAGAGGTTGCGTTCATATGTTGGAACAACAACCTTTCCGAAACGAGTAGTAGATTGTGGGCGAAGTTGGTCACTCACATCAATGTACTGCGCTGGAGAGCCTTTACCCGCCATGTATGGAGCTGTACCATACAACATAGTGTTTGGTCGGCATCCACCACAGTTCAAAGAACTGGGCTGAGGATAAACAAAGACTTCTTCAGTCGCTTTCACTGGTGGGAGCGCACCCGAATTTTGAACGATCGCAAGACCAGGCTGAAGTTGGTATGCCATTTATTATTACACGAGAATATTTATGTAGATACAGCGGCGTAGCTACCTCTTGAAGATCTCATATCACCAGAGGCATCAAGTCCGGCGTAAGCTTCAAGTTGAACACCGCGAGTATTTGGATCACATGCTCTTGGGTTATTTCTACAAAGATCACCATTCTTTGGTCCGTAGCACCATTCCGCGAAAGCAGTTTGGTCTCCTGGAATCTTGGAAACTGGTGAAGTTACGAATTGTCTAGCGGCTACATTGCGCTGGTATTTTGGCAAAGACGAACGAGAACGACCAGCATCATATGGAATTCGGTCGTCGAGGTAGTTCTTAACAAATGGCTTCACAGTTGGGTAATAGCAAGCCTCAAGACGGTTTGGAGCATCGGTGTAATCGGTCATAAGAACATTTCCCATTGGATTATCTTCGGTTGGTAATTGGCAACCCATGTCACCATTTACAGACATCCCGTATCCTTCCTTAACCATCTTTGACTTGTACATAACATAAAGAACGCCCAAAACAGTTCCACCTAGAACAAAAATGCGTGGGTCACGGCGAATAAGATAAATGACGCAACATGCGTAAATTACAAATCTTGAAGCTGAATTAATTCTATCTTCTGGAGTTTGATTACGGTTTGGCCAGAATTGAGTAACTTGATCAGCTCTAATTAGCTGCTGAGGATCGTCAAACCAAGCCTTCATTTAGTATAACTTGAGGTTTATTTTTTACCCATACCGCCAAGCATGCTTCCCATCATCTTCATGAGCGCATCCTGATCAATTTCACCACCTTCGGTTTGCATCTTGTCGGCACAATCCTTGGCGATACCTTCAATAAGGTTGAGTGTTTCTGCTGGAATAGCCGTAATGGTGGTGCCAAGCATGTAGAGAGTTTGAAGGTACTGCCAAGTCGCAGCCTTAGTATTGTCGCTCATTCGGTTCCAGTAACTCTTGATGTTAAGATCCTTCAACAATTCAATCTTCTCAATCTCTTCAAGAAGGAAGGATTCGTCCTTGGAAGAGATCTTGTCGGCGTATGGAGTAACACCCTTCATGAAACCATCAACAATGAGCCGTGGGTTCGTTTGCTTGAGCATTTCAAAAGATGTAGTCATCTTCTTGATACCTTTTTCCTCTGGAAAAGTCTTGTGCAATTCCACAAGAAATTGGGAGAGCATGTCATTAAACGCAGTGACAGACGCCATTTTCTTATACTAAGGGTTTAATCTTTAAGTTTAGAAAGGTTCAGTAGAGATAGCCTCTTTCTGACCAAGTCCATTGGCTACAATGAAATAAACGAGGATTGCATTGAGAGCCGCTGGCTTTGTGTATTTATTAAGTTCCAACTTACCTTCATTATTGAGTTGAGCCTTGAGGTGAATGTAACCCGCGGTGATGGCGGCGGCGATGAGGGCGGCGCTTACTGGGTCTCGGAGATATTCGGAGAGATCTTCCATTTAATTATACGCAGTTTTTTTTACACGCTGTTCTGGGGCATCTCCAAAGAAGACATCTTCGTCTTCTGGTTCGGGTTGAGAGGGAGCTTCCATTGACTCAACTTCTGGTTCTGGTTCTGGTTCTGGAGCTTGAACACCTGGGACGGTCTTAAATTCATTTTCAAGACCAGTTGGTTGAATGGGTTCTGGTTCAGCACCTTCCATTGGCTCATCTTCTGGAAGTGGTTCCATCTCCGGCTCCGGTTCTGGTTCTGGGAAACCTTCACCACTTTCAAAAACATCTGGATCAACGGCATCGTGAACTTCTCCGTCAAGGTCAATATCTTTGGTTTCTTGAGTCATGTAAGTTTGAAGAATTTCTTGTACTGGAATGAGTTCCTTGACCGTGGCTTCAATACAAGCAGAGAAACGCTTATTCAAAAGTTCATCACGAACATATTCATTTTGTTCTTCATGGAAAATGTAGGGATCTTTGTAAAGATCCTTGGCAACATTGTTGTAGCAGCTTTGGATGAAAACTTCATTACTTGGAAGCTTGAGAGCAATCTTCTTGTTGTCGGCCTTCAAACGAACAGCTGAAAGAATTTTGGTACATGCGACAAAGACAGCCGCCAAAAGATCACTGTACCAAGCACATCGGTTTGTGATGTTATCAGCGTGTTGCTTTGACATCGCGTTGGACCAATTTGGAACTTCCTTCAAAAGCTTTTGATACATGATGAGAGTCTTTCGCCCCTTGGAGAGTTTAGTCGCTTCATCATACATATCTTGGAATACTTCAATCATAGCTGGACACATAATAATACAAAGCTGACCCAAATATTCGCGTCGAGCTTCTACAAGTATATTGAGGTTGTCCATTTATCATTGAGTGTGTTTTTAATAGCGGCTGTCCTACGCACCTCTCCTGTACTTGTCTGCCATCTTCTTGAGGTTCATGAGATTTGGAAAATCCTCTTCTTCATCATGTTGAGGAATCTTTTCCTTTTTCTTTTTGGGAATATCCCAAGAAACATACAATTCGTGATCATTTATGTGTCGTACAATAAAACCACCAAGTTGTAATTGTCTCATTATGTATCGCGCAGCTGCGATTCTATCAAATGTTGGATATCCAACTACAAAACTAGGAATTATGAGAAATACCTGTTTATGACCCAGTTCTACACATTGTTTGATTTTACGAGAAAACTGTTCATAGATCCTTGTGTAGATCTCCTTTTTGATTTGTTTTCTCTTGTCATCAATTTTTGTAACATCATTGATGCTGAGCATTACAATTACTGTAATTTATTTTTTGCCATTTCTAACTCACCCA